TTGATTACGTTGCTCATTTGTCGCGCCTCAGGATTCTGATTCCGGCTACCAAACACACGGCAGCTATTACGAGTAACTCGATCATTATTCCGTATTCGTTTATCATGTTCATGCTCCTAGTTGGGCCACGTCCCTGTGGCGGATTGTGTTGTGGTTAGTGTAGGTCTGCTGCTGTTATGTCACCACGCTTAATGGCTGCTCTCAGTCTGTTGCCGCCGTTCATTCTCATCTGGCCAACATTCAGGTGCTGGTATTTAGCCACTAGCTCACCGGTCTCAAATCCCAGAATCTGCTCGGCTGCCGCCAACACCTCGAGTGGCTCCATCCCAGCTAAGAACTCCGCTACCAAATCGCCGTTATTCAGTGACTTACGTCCTGAGTAGCTGGTAGTTGGGACGTAATTGGCTCGGTACTTAAGCAGCGTCTCGCTCATTCTCTGGCCACCTGCCTTGGTCACTAATCTCGCTATCTCCATAAGCCACAGCAGCTCTCCCTTACTCACTCCCTGCCATGCCTTGCCGTTGCAGAATGCTAGAGAGGTCTCTGACCACTCGTCACTTGACCAAACTAGGGATAAGGCGGCGATCACTTCGTTACGATTGTAAGTACTCATTGTCATGTCCTGCCCCAATGGGGCGTTGTGTGCCCCCCAATCGGGGGGCGTCTGCCTCTCGACGGAATTGCCGAGAGAGGGGCCATCATACCACAGCTCGGCCAGTCTGTCAATTCCTCTTTGCCAATGATCCGACGAACGGTATTGCCAATCTCCCAAATAGAGGAAGATGCGCGCACATGCGCCAATCCCCATGCCTGCCTGCGTATGATAAACCGTGCGCGTTCCCGTACGATAAACCGCCCGCGCACAAACGCGGAGAAAAACGCGCATACGCGCACGGTTTGGGTCCCCCGAGACAAATCATCGGCTTTTGCCGACAAAACCGGGGGGGCACACCCGCGAAAACGGAAGGACCCGACGCACGTTTTTTGAGGTCCCATGTCGAAAACACGATACTCTGTATATGCCTGTAAGGTTTCTTTACACGATACTCTGTATATGCCTGTAAATATGCCCCCTCGGACCATGCCTGTAAATACCCGAGACCCGAGCGGTGGTGTATATGTATGGTGGCGGCGTCCGGATGGTGTTCCACGGGGGTTCCACGGTACCACCGTTGGACGTGAAATGGCATAGCGGCACATGCGTGGCGGATCGGGTATCCGAGGGCGGGGAGATACCATGGAACTCTCTATACAAAACGGGGGTTGACACATATCCCTGTGACGTGTTATAATATACGTATGAATGGGGACGAAAATGACTGATGAAACCGATGACACACAGTGTAGTGAACAACAAATGGCTGATAGCGAACAGATCGAGGATGTTAGATGCGGAACTATTGAGTCGCCCGTGTTGCCAAGCAGCGGCAATTCACTGTGCCTTACTCAAGAGGTTGAAGGAACTGAACTTACCTCTGAATGGGATGCCTACATTGATTCCCAAATCGCGGAGGATTGGCAAGATATCGACTTCGCAGAGAGAGAGTTTTGTGAACAATATCTCGAAAACGGATACAAACACAGGGATGCTGCAGTAGCTTCTGGTTTTGCAGCCAACGCGGGAAATAGGCTAATAAATAAGCCCCTGTTGCGCGAATATATACACTGGAAAGAAGCAAAACACACGAACCGGAGATTGGTCAACGAACAATTCTTCGACGGGCAGCTGGCGGAACTATACGATATAGCATTGGGGGAAGTAGAGATCCCCCTTGTGACCGGAACAGGGATAACCTTCAATGCGAAAAAGTTCGATGGGAGCTTGGCTCTCGCCGTGTTACGTGAACGAGCTAAAATATCGGGTATAGAAAAACCAGAAATGGCAGAAGCAGCTGGCGGCGTGAATATAATAATCGATGTTGGGGCACTGACCGGTGCAAAACCGAAGGTAATTAACGAATGATATTGGGAATATTTATAGGAATCGGGCTTACTCTGATAGTGCTAATTGTTGCAGCAATAATAGCAGTTCACAAGATCAACTGGAGCTTGTATTAGTGAGTAACAGAATAGTTCTATCAAACAACTGGGCGGCAAGGCCGCATCAATCTCCTTTCATGGAGGCTATGCTCAATGGGACAAAAAGAGCTGTGTGCGTCTGGCATCGACGAGCTGGAAAGGACTCTGCGTCGCTTAACTTCACAGCTGTGGAGGCGCACAGGAAAATTGCCAACTACTGGCACATGCTCCCTACGGCTATTCAAGGTAGGCACGTGGTTTGGGATTCAGTCAACCCTGCGACTGGACAACGAGTCATTGATCAAGTATTCCCCCAAGAAATTCGTGTTGGAACGAACAACACAGAGATGAAAATCGAACTACAGTGTGGCTCAACGTGGCAAGTGGTTGGGTCGGACAACTACGACAGGCTGGTTGGATCTAATCCATATGGGGTAATATTCTCGGAATACTCCATCGCTGACCCCAGAGCTTGGGACTTTATAAGGCCAATACTCGCAGAAAATGGTGGATGGGCAATCTTTATATACACGTCCAGAGGCAAAAACCATGGGTATGACCTTTACGAAATGGCGAAAAATAACCCTGACTGGTTCTGTGAGTTGCTTAACATCGATACTACGTTACGAAACGACGGAACACCAGTTATCACAAAGAAACAGTTTGAGGCAGAAATTGCGGCTGGAATGGACAGGCAACTCGCACTACAAGAATTCTATTGTAGCTTTGACGCGGGTCTGTTTGGCGCATACTACACAGAAGAGATTAAGCATGCAAAAGTCGGAAGTTTTACGTGGAATCCGCGCAAACCCGTCCATACCTTCTGGGATATTGGCTTGGACACAACCGCCATATGGTTTGGTCAGGAATCAACTGACTCAGGGCGCGTAAACATAATTGACTATGAGGCAGCACCAAACATATCGTTCCAGAAATGGATAAAGGAGCTGAAGGAGAAACCATACACGTACGGAATACACTCTATGCCCCACGATTTCAAGAAGCGTGACTGGAAAGACCTTTCGTCGGGTCCATCTATGGCTGAAAACTTCAATTTCCCGACAGAACAAACACCAGATCTCCCACGGAATCAGGGGATTGATGCGGCCAAGAACTTCCTACCTATCTGTAACTTCAACAATACTCCCTCCGTTATGCGCGGGTACGACGGACTTACAAACTATAGGCGGGAATACAACGATAAGCTACGGATATTTATGGATAGACCCCTGCACGACTGGGCATCCCATCCAGCAGACGCATTTAGATATATGGCTATAGCATGGCCCGAAAACTACGTGGCTCACAATTCAGCCAAGTATAAAGTGATTGGGGCATCGAAAACCACAAGAGACAGAATTACCAAACGACCAAAAATTCGCAACCAAAATGAGCACTGGAGATAACAATGGATACCGCCGAAATTAAGAAGAGATTCCACGTATTAGTGGAAGATCGCAAAACCCTAGAAAACACCTTCCAGGTGATAGAGAAATTCGTAGTCCCGTTTCGCGGGGAATTCTTTAAACCAATGTCTGATGAGCAGGAAGTTGACTGGAGACGCCGAGAGTTGTTTGACTCTACGGCCATAATGGCATGCCAAACACTAGCCAGCTCCATGCAAGGCGCACTGACCAGCCCATCAGTCAAATGGTTTGACCTGAAATTCAAACAGACAGAGTTGCAGGACAACAACGAAGCAAATGTGTGGCTGGAAGAATGCGGGGATTTGGTATATGAAGCCATCCAAGATTCAGATTTCAACCTAGAGGTGTCAGAATTTTACCTCGACATGACATCCTATGGCACGTCAATCATCGTGGAAGAAGTTGATGATGAAGATGAGAATTGGGAAAAGATTGACTTCTCCGCCGCTCCGATCGTAGACGTGTATTTCGAAATGAATAGTGCAGGTGGCGTGAAAGTCCTGTACCGTAGACTTCAATGGCTTCCGTTGCAGATAATGGACAAATTCGGAGAAGAGAACTGCCCCGATTGGATCATCGAAGCACACAATAAGGCAGCCACGACCAAAATCGAATTAGTATTCTGCATATACCCGAACAGAGGGAAGGAAGACGCGGATACCAGCAAATATCTCGCACCAAAAGAACGCCCATATGGATGCAAATACATATTCGTTAAGGATGCCAAGCAAATCGGCACAACTGGCGGCAAATATGAGATGCCAGCCTTTATAGCCAGATGGCGCAAGGTTGCGGGTTCCAGATGGGGTCATTCACCAGCTTTCGTATGCCTGTCAGATATCCTGACCCTAAATCAGCTGACCGAGGAGACCCTCGAAAGTCTCGGAAAGGTAGTAGATCCATCCACAGTTGTGACGGAACGCGGCCTTCTATCAGATTTAGACCTCGGAAGAGGCGGTCTGACCGTTGCGAAATCCAAGGACGATATCTGGGCATACGAGTCGAAAGCACGATTTGATGTCGGGGAGCTGAAAATAGACCGTCTACAATCCTCTATCAATCAGGCGTTCTTCGTTGATCAGCTACAGTTGAAGGACTCACCCGCTATGACCGCTACGGAAGCCAATATACGGTATGAGTTAATGCAACGGCTGCTGGGGCCGACCCTCGGACGTCTGCAACATGACTTCCTAGACCCTATGATAAGCCGCACATTCAACATTCTAGCCCGTGCGAAACGTCTTCCGCCTCCGCCACAGGCGGTGACAGACCTGAAAGCCGAGTATGAGGCATATTACAGTGGTCCTCTCGCACGTGCGCAGCGCATGCAAATAGTAGAATCGATCAATCAGTATGTCGGGAATATGGCTCAGATAGCCGAAGTATTCCCTCAGGTACTTGATATACCCGATATAGATGTTATGGCACGTGAAGTAGCCAAGCTGTCAGGTATCCCAACCAAGATGATCAAGGATCAGGCCAAGGTTGATAAGGGCAGAAAAGAAAAGCAAGAGGCGCAAGCTAAGATGGCAACCGCGCAACAGGCCGAAGCAGAGGGTAATGCCCTTAAATCAGTCGGCGAGGGCGCACAAGCTATGGACGCTGCGAGCGGAGGTGGGGCGCAATGAGCCACGCCACCAAAATGCACAGCTTAAGGAACAAGCTGGCTAAAGACTATATGTGCTTCAAGAGCTTTTTTAGCTCTCCGGAGGGCCAGAAGTGTTTAGCCAAGCTAAAGGGGGAGTTTGATCCCCCACAACTGTGTCCCAACGGGGTATCCTCTGACGAAATGTTAGTCAAGGCCGCCCAGCGGGATGTAATTCGATACATTGATGATATGATTAACTTAAGAGAGATAGAATAATGGACAATTGGCGTGATAGTTTACCAGAAGAAATCAAAGGGTCTGAAGCCCTAGCAAACTTTGAAGACGTTGGCGCGTTAGCCAAAGGATTCATCGACAGCAAAGCTTACCAAGGCGCA